GATCCTGAGACCTTCCAGCCGAGAAAGGGCATCCTGACTCGTTACGGCAAGGTCGCGGTCCAACCCGCCTCGCGATTCTACCGCGTGATCCGCATCATTGGTGCTGGCTCTGACTTCCTGTCGCCGGAAATCTTCAGGAACACGCAGGCTGATGGCAACACCTTCGGATCAGCCTACTCGATCACTAGCTAATAGCAACGAGTAATGACAACGGAAGAAAGGGCTCAGTTTTAAACTGAGTCCTTTTTTCATTTCTAGGGTAAATATATTTGATATGCCTGAGTACGGAGACAGAGTAGGAACACCAATTGTTAGAGCTTATGGTTCTTCATATGGAACATATGGAGGTAATAGGCTTAAAGATTACAAAAGTCCAAAGGATACTGATCTTAATAACAAAGATGCTAAAGACGTAAATGAATTTAAAACGTTTAATAGGACGATAAAAGATTACGTTCTAGCAAAACTTGGTCATCCTATAATTGATGTTGAGCTTGATGACTTTCAAATTCAAATCTGCATTGATGAATCGATATCTAAGCTAGAGTATCACGCTCCTGATTGGATGACTCAATATGCAGTTTTTAAAACTGAAGCTGGTGTTAACGTATACGAACTTCCTCAAGAGATTGCAGACAACTTAAACGATTGTTGGTATCGAAGAGACTTTTTTAAGTTTGGTGCAAGTCCCGGCTCACTTGAATTTGATTTCGCTATCATGTTCTTTACGAATACTGGTTTATTTAACAATTACAATGTTAGCCAGTATCTGCTCATGCAGCAATACCTAAAGCAGGTTAAAAATGTTTTAGGTCAAATGTCTACATGGCAGCTTGTTAATAACAAGTTCCTTCACATATTTCCTAAGCCTGAGGAGAATGATGAGGATGTTCTTTTAGAGTTCAGAGCTTTTGACCCAAATACACTTCACCATGCGTATAAGAGTTGGTTACAAAGATATGCTTTAGCTTTATGTAAAGAAATCTTAGGTGGCATTAGAGGTAAATATCAAACTCTCCCAGGTCCTGGTGGTGGAACTAGATTGAATGGAAGCGAATTAATGGCTGAAGCTCAACGAGAAAAAGAAATGCTTGTTGAAGAGCTTACCAGTGAAATTGAACCTCCTGCGTTATTTGATATTTTCTAATGTCTAGATTCAAGGTAAACACACCTCCTACAAACTTTCCTGAGGAGAGAGATGCAAGACTATCGTTATTCAAAAAGAAGAACGATAAAAATCTGTTTAACATGATAGATTATGAGAACATTAAGTTATCTGGGTCTCGTGTTAAAGTGTTTGAATATATTGCATCTGATGATATTGATGATGTTTACCAGGAATCAAGGCAGAAGACAATTGCACATGAGCCGGTAACTTTATGGGCACACTATGATCCTCGTCCAATAGAAGAGAATCTTTCTCAATTCGGTGTTGAAATGCAGATAGATCAAGTGTTTGTATTCAACAAATCGTACACTGAGAACTTGATGGGTCGCTCCATTGCAATTGGCGATGTGCTTCAACCTGAGTTTCAAGAAATGAAGTTTGAAGTATTCGAAGTTCAAGAGGATAGCTTTGAAGCATATGGAGTTTATCACTTAATGGTTCATGCTAAACTTCTCAGAGACACTCAAGATATTCATAATCAAGACTTCTTTGATCGTCCTGATCAAGTAGGAGGTAGATTCTAGTGCCTGATAAAGATGCATTGACTATTAGAAACAGAATAGTAGACCTTACAACCACCAAACTATTGCCTGTTATTGATAACGTTTACAAAGAAAGCTTACGTAGTATGCTTCATATATTTGGAAACATATATTACATCGACGGTAATAGCAATCGAATCAAGGTTAAATGCTCTCATGGCAACCCTGAGAGGATCGCTGGTCGTTTAAAAGCAGATAATACGCTTATCTTACCCATGCTCACTATAGTGGAAGCAGGTACTGAAAGTGATCCACAAAGAATGAGATATCAAAATATTGTTAGTGAAACTCATTTTGATAAGAAAAAATTAAGAGCCACAAGAATCTTAAGCTTACCTCCAAGACCTATTAATATCAGTTACGATATTAATCTATGGTGCAAGTTCAAAGCAGATATGGACATGATTAGGTCTAGTATTTTTTCTCTGTTTAGTCCTGACCTAAACATTGAAACACAATTTTCTGTTCACAATAAGGCTTTCATTAACAGTGAACAAGATATAGGAAGTGTAACTGCTGCGGATACTGGAGATAGAATTTTACAGAAAACGATTAACGTAACTCTTGAGACTTACATTCCCAGCCCTAAGTTTTTCTTCACAAATACAGGTGAGATTAAGGAGTTCCACGCATAATGCCTATTACCTTTAACGTTACAATAGTTGAGCGTGGCCGTCCTAACATTACTAGAAGTTTAACGCGAGGGGTAGATGCTGTAAGTGATGAAGCCAGAAACGCTGCTGCTCGGGCGGCTGAGGCTGCTCAAAGCGCACAAGACAAAGATTTTGAATCAGCGCCCCCATCTGTTAATACGAACTTGTCTGTATCACCTATAGTCACAGTGCTGTCTAATCAATACATTGCTACTATTGATCCTGGGTTAGACGGTGAAATCCCTGGTAACGATGTTGGGCTAGATAGAGGAATGACAGCAGGGAGAGTGAATCTAACTCTTTCAAGAATTGCAACACAGGATGTGGGTATTAATTTAGGATTACCTTCTGACATGTCAACTTCTTCTGACTTTGATGCCTAATGTTTTAAGGTTAGTTTTGAATACAGTTAAAGCTAAATATTACTGGAGCTTTATATTATGGTTTGGACAAATTTAGGTAAGCAAAGAATGTTTGAAGAGTTCTTTTGCTCAGGTGCGGTGGATGCTACTTTTAGAGTTGTTCTATTAGATAATACAGCAACCTCCGCTCTTAATGCTGATACTAGCTCAACTGGGCAAGCCGCTCTTAGTGGTACAGTGGTATCGTCATTACCATCAGGTAATCTCGGAGGAACCTCAGGTCTTGTGATTCTAAGAGATGGCACGGGAGATCAAGCTAACTTTGATGTTTCAAGTGCCTCACAGCTAAGTGCTAGTGCAGCAAGGGCTGTTTTACAAACTGCAAACAACGCTTTTCAATTTTCTGGGGCATTCAGTAATGCTAGATACGTAGCATTAGTTGAAGCAGGTGCTGTAGACTCAGCTTTTACTTATGCTGATAACAAAGAAATTTATGCTTGGTGGGATATTGGGACTGACACTGATATAGCAGCAGGTAACACCCTTACTATTACCAACTTATCATTGCAAGGGCAGTAAATTAATCAACTTTCCATTTTAAAAATAGTAAATATAGTAGGAGCTTTTATATGAAAATTGTCAAAAATACAAGTATGCAAGGTCTCAGTATTCCTTTTGGAGCACCTGAAGGCGTAAAGACTTTTTTCTTAGCTCCCAAACAACAGATAGAAGTTCCTGAAAAATGGAAGAGTAGTGTCGCTGAGAACTTGGTTCATCGCAGGATGGTCAAGATTAAAATTGTGCCTGACCCTGTTTCGGTCGTGCCTGTTGTCGAGACTCCTAAAAGAAAAACCCGTAAAAATAATTAATCATGGCAATTCCAAAAAGTCCATCCGTCGTAGTTCTTGAAAACGATATTTCGATATTTACTCCTAATATCGATTCAAGTGTTGTAGGCATAGTGGGTTTCGCTAACAAAGGCCCGGTCAACAAGCCAACTCTAATTACTAGTCAAGAAAACTTAATCAGAAAGTTTGGATTACCCGATACCACTCTACAAGGTCAAGCGATCGAAGGTGCTTTAGAGATTTTAGAAGCAACCAATCAACTTTACTTTGTCAGAGGAATTGCTCCTGCCTCTGTTTCAGCGTTCGCATCTGCTACTGTGCCCTTAGCGGCTCCTCCGGCTGTTCAAGTTAGTGGCTATACTTTAAGCACAGATACATCCTCTCTCTTTTACTCAATCAAAGATGATGCTGGTGTGACCACAGAAACTGGGACTGTGCAACTCGTTAGCTCAGTAGCTAATAACACTATTCCAAAGGTATTTAAAGCAGCTTTTGATCCCGATGTTTTAGGTGATCAGGATGTTTACTCGTTCGCTGAAGGTGATACTGTCTTCTTAGCATCTAAATATGCGGGTTCTGGTGCTACACTTCAAGTTTCTTCTCAGCATGTTGACTTTGGATTCTCTGCTTTAGGCAATGTTGGAACAGCCATAAGCACGAATGCAGGACAGAACATGACTGCGAGCGGCTTTACAGCCTCCGCAGTTAACGCCAATGTGTACTCGATTTACCCTGGAGCAGGTTACAATCTTAGCTCCATGAGAGATGGTTCGACCAGAGGCGTTTCCGTTGAGGTGAACAACCTCTCAGTTAGAGATCAAATTGTTATCAATAATGATGGATCTCAAGTCGAGTCTTTCAATAGAATTGAATTGTCTCCCTCTAGTGCTCAATCAATTGAATTCTTACTAAACGCTGACGAGGAAAACAGTGAATCTGAGTACATATTTGTTGAAATTGAAGATACTTCAGAAAATGAATACACTCCTAAGAATGACTTTGAAGCTAAAGCTAATAGCATCGGTGTCGTAGGTGGTGATGGTACTACTACTGATGCTGGTACTCCAAGATTCTTGAAGCTCCGCGAGGGTACATATAGCCTTGCTGGTGGTGACAGTGGTGCTACCGCAGCTTCTGACTTGGTTGGAACTGTTGCTGCTAAGACAGGAATCTATGCTCTTGATGATGATGCTTTAAATGTCTCCATCGCATTACTTCCTGGTATCACTGATGATACAGTTCAGAATGCTTTTGTGACACTTGCTGAATCCTCTAAGAATTTCTTAGCTTTAGTTGCCCCTCCATTTGGTTTAGCTGAGGTTCAAGATGCAGTTAAGTGGATTAACGGTCAATCGTCTGACGTAAGAGATTCAGCACTAAACTCGTCTTACGCTGCTGTCTATTGGCCTTGGGTGCAAGTCTTCAATCCCTTTGCGGGCGCTGAGGAGTACTACGATCCGACCATCTTTGCGGCAAGACAGTGCGTCTTTACTGACGCTGTTTCTGAGCCGTGGTTTGCCCCTGCTGGGTTCAATAGAGGTCGTCTTACTAAGCCAAACGACACCGAGATTAAGCTTAATCAAGGTGATAGAGATGCGTTATATTCCAACTCTATCAATCCTATTGCTAACGATGCTAACACTGGTATCACAATCTTTGGTCAAAGAACCACTCAAAGAGCGCCAACCGCTTTGGATAGGGTAAACGTTCGTAGACTTATGATTTACTTACGTAAAGTTCTTCTTGAGCTTGGCAAGCCTTTCCAGTTTGAGCCTAACGATCAGTTCACTTGGGAATTAGTTGAAGATGCTATCAACCCGTTCCTTGATGATCTTCTGGCTAGAAGAGCCATTGTTGAAGGCTCGGTCAAATGTGACTCCACAACGAACACTCCCGCAAGAGTTGACAGAAATGAGCTTTGGTGCTCGGTGACAATTAAGCCTACCAAGGCTGCTGAAACAATTGTCTTCGAGGTTAACCTCAC